CCGTTTGCGGCGCTGCTTGAGTTTCCATTACCTGTTCGCTTTGGTTGCCATCGGTATACTGATAGCCGCCACCAACTGAGGGAAGTGCCATGATTATTTCTCCTAAAAATTAAGATGCCCCCGCGCTAGGCGGGAGCGGTTTTGTTAGCCCCAGATCCGGCAAGCCATCGGTGCGCGTATGGTGTTGAAGCCATACAGCACATCGACACGGCAGGGCATACGGTCGTTGTTAATATCGTACTGACGCACGATACGCATCGAGATACCGTTATGCACCTGACGCGAAGCCATATCAACGCCTTGCGGAAGCAAGAGGTCAGCCGTGGCCAGCGTAATCGCGTTCTTGTGATAAACCAAGTTTTGCGGATACACGGTTGACGCAGTGCCAACAAACGTAATCACAGCCGACGCTGCCGGAAAAGCATCCACAGTCGCCAGAGCATTTGTCGCGGTGTAAAGCGCGGGCGAAATGTTGATGGTGGCCGAGGTGCCGGTCAAGGTTTGGTCAGCAGTCACAACGAACTGTTGAAGGCTACCAGTGCTAAGACGGGTCTGCGGGTTAACCGCATACACGCCAGCAATGGTAAACACATCGCCCTGCTTGATGGTTTTAGTTGCGCTGCTGTACGTAATGTCCAGCGTTGCTACACCTTGCGTCGTGGGCGGTGTGCTGCTTGACACGACAGGCGAACCAGGCAGACTGCCGACGGTGTGGTTAACAATCGACTGCGACATGTTCATTTCGTCAAAGCCGAGAACACCTTCACCCATCATGCCGGTCTTGAACTGACGGGAGATCGTGCCAGCCGGGTTGAAGAAACCACTCAAGCCGTTTACCAGGCCAGCGTTAGCGGCAGGGTTTACGGTTGCGTAGCGCGGCGACATAGGCGTAGCCGATTCGTTCAGCTTCTGTTGCGCTTGCAGCAAGACCAGCGCGGTCGCTGGCGTGGTGCCAGGAGTGCCTACGGTGTTGTAAATAGATTTGTAGGCGTTGGCAACGTCAGCATCAACACTTGATGCCAATTGGCTTATACGCGGCTTCAGAACACGTTCCGCAAAGTCATCCAACTGCATCGTCAGTTCGGCGCTGGTGAAGTTGATGCCGATGTGCTTCTGGCTAGAAACCGTCAGCGTGGTGTATTGCTCGTTGTCGTCCTGAACTTGCAGTGCGGCGCCATCAGTTACCAAAGCGCGATCCGGCAGACGAATCCGCAGGGTCGAGCCGATCTTCGCGCCTTCAACGGCGAAACTGTCGTCGTATTCTTTGTTGATGTTACGGGAAATAACCATGTTGTTCTCCAGAATTTCTAGAGACTTCCTAGTTATCATATCAATCGTAAGTAGGCTGTTAGCCATGAAAACTCCTAAAAGTAGTTAGCGGTGCCTCGCTTCCTGCTTTTTCACTTGCCTTGCTCTTTCGGCTTCAATCCACTGGCTTGTGGTCATTGCTTTAATTGACCTTGGATCAGTGGTATCAAAACTGCCGGATTGACTTCCGCGAGCTGTGACTGGTGAAATCGGCGCAGGTGCGCTTGACGTTCGTTTTGTAAATGGTTCAGAAGCAACTTTCGCTTCCAGTTTTCCAATCTCTTTAGCTTGCAAAAATGGTTCAAGTCGAGCTATGCGGTCAGCTTCCTTTGGATTCGTGCCAAGATAATACGCAATATCAGGGCCGTTATCCGAGGACTGAATTGTTTGGGCCATCACATTGGTAATTGGTAGCTTGGGGTTATACGCGACTTGTTCAAAGTCCTCGTATTTGCTCCGCGCATCTTCTTCCTTTTCGTGATAGTTACCTAACAAGTCTTGTTGCTGTTTCGCAAACTGTTGCTGCTGGACAAGTTGTTGAGCCTTAGAAGTCGTCAATGCCTCAACGTATTCCTCGGTCGTCGTAAACTGTTCCGGCTTCACATGCTCCACAGGTACAGGCTTTGGTGCTTCGGCCTGTCTTGCTTCGCGCTCCCACTTTCTCTGCTCTCTTGCAAGCCGTTTACCAATGGCGGCATCCAGATCGTCCTGGCTGAATAGCTTCGGAGTCTCTTTCGGTTCACCTTCGGGTGCTGCTTCCGGCGCTACTATCTCAGGTTCAGGCGCTGCCGTAGCGACCTGTTCCGGCGCGGGTTGTTCCGCTAACACTTCTTCAGACATGGCTTGATTCCTTGGAATCCCTGGCGTTCCGCGCCAGTGCGGTTATTCATAAACAAAAGTCAATTCCATCGTGCCTGTAGCCAGAACATACAGGCCACGGCTGAATCCGATACCGCTATCAGCCCCACTCAACGGATAGTTCTCGCTGGCTTGTGGGGTCAGAAGGCTGATGATTGTGGGATCTGTTGCCGATTGCGTTGCAGAGTCATGCACCGTCACGCGAGGCGTGGCTGATGCAGAGCTGCAAAATATGCCCTTAAGTTTTCCAAATCCCACCTTAATAGTGGTCTTGTTTGGCACACTGGCAATCACGCTCAACCGATAATAATGGGCCATGTTTGTTCCTATTCGTAAATGAACGTGACACCAACGGTGCCGCCGATCACTACATACAAGCCTTTGCTGAACCAGATCCCACCGTCATCCCCAGTTAGTGAATACATTGTATGTGCGCCGGGAACAAATTCAGCCAAGATCGTGACCGCGCCCGTAGCCGCCGTTGCGGAGTCGTAGACCGCAATGGTCGGCGAGGCCGACGCGGTGCTGCACATGATGCCCTTCAGCTTGCCAGCGCCAACCTTGATTTGCGTAGTTGCGCTGATGTTTAGGTAGTTAGATGCCATAATTTGTCCTATGCCAAGAAGCGCAATTTGTACAGAGTTCTTAAATATATCTCAATGATGTTGTCGATGAGCTGCTGCAACGATGTATCAGACTGCTCCACAATATCATACCGAGCTGCTTCAATTTCTTTCAATTGATCTTCTAGAAACTCGATGATGTTGGCTGTTTTCTTGGCCGACATAAGTGAGATCGGCCCTATCAGCCCATGCCGACCTTGGTAGGATTCTGCAAAGTCATCAGCAGCACCTACTATCAGTTCATAGAATATGTTCAAAGCTACGTGCTTGGAATAGCTGCGAGTGTTGAGGTGTACGCTGTGCGATACATCCCGCGCTAGAAACAGCATCCCCATGAAGTCGGCGCATTTCACTGTGGTATTCCTTGTGGTTGCATCATTTCAGGCGGCATCATTTCGGGTGGCATTTGTTCCTGCATCATAGGCATGGATTCTTCGCGCATCTCTGGCATCTGATTCATCATGCTTTGCGACTCCATTGCCGCAGCGACCACGCCCATTGCGATGTCCTGAATCTGTTCTTCACTCATACCAGCTTGCACTGCCGAGATCCGTTTAGTCTCTGCTTCGTAGGCTTTTACATCTGCCTCAAACTCTTTAACCTTCAGTGTCTGTGCTTCCATTGACTTGTTAACGTTTTGAAGCATTTGGTGCATCTGCTCCATTTCCTGCCCCATGGCTTGCATCTTTTGCTGTGCTTGCATCAGTTCAGGTGAAGCCTCTGAGTCATCCATTAGTTTGGGATCAATGGTCTTGGCAAAACGTTTGGACATTTCTTGAGCGCCCGGCCAATCCATGTTCTTGATAAACAGATCACCAGCAACTGCCCATAGGTTAGGATTGCCCTGCAAGAGCCTAGACATAGCATCAAGAGCTTCCTGCCGCTTAGTCATATAGCTTGGGCCGGTCGTTACCGCAACGTCGTACTTTCCGACATTGGGGTTGTAGATCTTCTTAATGGTTGCGCCGGTTTGCTGGTCAACAATCTTTTTAACTGCTTCCGGTTGCGTAGGGTCAATCATGGCTTGATCTGTTTCGCCATCTAGACCAATGATGCGAGCTACTCGTTGCGTGTCGTATATTTTGGGAATCATATCCACAAGCTGCCGCGTGGCGTAGCGAATGGCGCGGGCAAGGTTGTCGATGAAATGATAGGTGCCGGTGTCGCCTTGCTTTTCACGAGCCAGGATAGCCCTGCCTGATGTTTCATTCCCTGCTGCGCCGAGACTGCTGTCGTATTGTCCGGTCGTTCCCTTAATGTCGTCTGCTGCCCCTAGCTTGGCTTGCAGTAGCCCGTTCTGAGCTAACGGCGGTGGTGCTCGTTGTGGCAGCGGCATGGGCCCACCTTGGCCATCAGTCACATCGGGGTTTACCTCCAAGTAAGGCCAGTTGTTGATGTTGGCCGTTTTCCACTGCTGTTCGTAGCCTTCAAACTGACCACCGTAGCCGATAAACGGTGCTTTAGGAGCCAGCGCCAACATTTCAGCCTCTTGGCTAACCCAATAATTATACATACGCTGCGCGTCTTTCGCGTTTCGCACCAACCCGCTAACGTACATCCGGCCATCTATCTCAAATTCATTGCCAATAACGCGGATAACAGGAATGTATTTACCCGCCCAGTCGCGTTCCTCAAGCACTTCAAAGCCGTTGGTTTTGCACCATTTGACTGTCCGAACGTCCACATCACGCGTCTTTGTGGGCTTTAGCCCCATCGCTTCCGCTTGCTTTGCTTCAGGTGAACCAGCCATAGCGGTAATGCCGCCATAGTATTGATGCAATTTTTTAGCTTCATGCTTGATGTAAAAATACTCTGCAATCCTTACCGTGTCTTGATTGATCCACGCGTTCAGTTGCCCGTCACCAACACCGTAAGCCAAGCTCGACAGGGTTGCTGCGTTTGGAAACTCGCGTTCGTAAACGTCCTTGGTCATTTCTTGGTTTATGAAACACCATTCGGCATCAGATCCGCAGGGATCTTGAATCGTCGGATCCATATAGACGCTAAACGAGTCTCTAATGCGACCGATCCGCAAGTCTTGTTCAAAACTCTTGTCGTCGCAATACTCAGTTAGGATTCGGAAATACCCCTCGCCAAACGTCACCTGGTTGTCACAAGCGGTGTCGTATGCCACGTCAGCATCAGAGATATACTCAATGTGCCGCACCAGACCGTTAAATATCTCGGCTACCTCAATGTCGGCCTTGTCGTCAGCCGGTATGACCTTGCCACTGGGCCTGTTCTGCCGCTGGTCATTGGTGACTTGCAGCACATGCTGCGGCAGCTTGTTGATGGTCAGGCAGGGGCGCGCGTTAATCGTCTGGCCTTGCACCGAGCCGCGAGTTGCCAGCACATCGGCTGGCCACTGCCATTGATTGTCTGGGCTGGCAGCACGAAAGCGCAGGTCGTCTAGTTCGTCCTCACGGCTATCCGAATACGCAGCGATCGCCATTGTAAGGCGCGTACGCATGGTCGCCAGCATCTCGCCGTTGTCGCGGTCGGACTTAGTGCCGCCAGAGGCTACAGCCCCGGCTTCGTTAATGCCTGTATCTTGATATGCCACTATTTTTTCTTTTTACCTGCAACTGGTTTGGCAGAGAACACTATTGCTATTGCTTTTTTCATTGGCTTACCTGCTTTTTCCGCTTTGATGTTCTTGCGAAAGGAGGCGGGTAATTTTGATTTCATCATAGCCATGATTTGCCTTTACTTTCTATAGCTAGCCGTTTTTTTGGCTATGCTTTTGGGTTGAGCTACAAACTGTTTACCTTCAGCCTTGCCTTTTCTTTTTGCCCTAGTTGTCGCGGCGTATTCGGCAGCAGATAATGACTTTATAGCGGCTTCAGGCAGGTAACGTTCGCCGGTCTTGCTGGACGGTTTACCTGACTTAGTGCGCCATTTCTGGTCACCCCAATTCTTCAGCGATTGCTGCGGAGCTTTCAATCCTTATAACCCCCGCCAGCTTCCTTATATTTCTTGGCAACCAGTTGCGCCTTCCTTGCGCTCCACTGCCCTGCGCCAGTGCCTTGAACCGCCGCAGCTTTGACGCTGTTGAATATGCGTTTACGCAGTGCTGGTTTAGTATAGTTGCCAGCGGCGTTTACTTTGCTGACGGTCATGCGCCCATCCAGCTAGTTGCACCACGGTTGATGTTCTGTGTCGGCATTACGTGCTTGCGTTGCGCTTTAGCATCAGTTTTGATGATGCCTGGGAACAGCTTTGTCATCGCCCAGACGAAAGCATCAGCGCGGTTTGGCGATCGTTCACCCACATAACCATTGGTCGTCATCGAGCAAAGCTCATCCTCAAGCTCGGGGAACGTGCCACCAAACCGGATCTTGCCTTGTTCTGTAAGTGCGGAAACTGGTTCTGCTCTCACCGCTTTACCTCTCGATGCGTTGATTAACTCGCATTTCAAGTATGGATTTGCGCTTTTTATCACATGCCGCACCATTTCACCACCATAATTTTTCTCAGCCACAACTAAGTCGGCAGCGTGACGATCGTAAGCAGTTGCCACGATATTGGCCCAGACGCTTGGGCCCGCCTTCATTGTGCAATCCTCAAGCACGTAAGCACGACCATCTATTCCTAGTCCAGCGACCACGATTCCAATCTCGTCGTTACCGGCGTTATCAGTGTCTCCGCTGCCTGACGGATCTACGGCCACCACCACCCGCAGCATGTCCGGCAGTCCTGAAGTCTCGCGGTGGGTATCTATCATTTCCACGTTCCAGAGCGCACCCGCGGCTACGTCTGAAAACTTGCCTTCCAAGAACCGTAAACGCATCCGAGCCGGGAGGTTCTCCAGTTCCTTGATGTAGTCAGGCGGCAAGTTATCAAGATTGTCGCGGGGGTTGATAGTCATCATACTGAAGTTAAGCAGGTCGGCCAGCGCCTTACCTGATTCCGGCTCAACTTTTTTGGCAAACATCTTGTAAGTCCAGTGCGCCATGCTTGGAGGATTGCAGTCGTAGAACGCCTTCAGGCGCATCTGTCTCTGTTGGCCACCCACCACTGCCACGCAGTTCTGTGCGAGTCGTGTAACTGCCATGTTGCGCGCTGACAAGGGTATCTGGCTGCACTCGTTAAAAAATATCGTGGCGTATTCCTGCCCTAAAATCTTTTCCGTCCGGTCTTTGTCGTCCAGCCCGCCGAACCAGATCTGACTACCGTTCGGCAGGGTTGCATACCAATCGGTCTTGTCTAACGTATAGGTAAGCTGCGGAAAGCACAGCGCCATCACCTTTGGAAAGGTGTCCAGGATGACTGACGACTTCACATGATTGAACCGGAACCGCAGCACAACATGCCGAGACTTAGGCGCTAGAGTCGCCCGGATGATGAGTGCTCGGAGCGCCACAAACGTCTTTCCTGACCTTGATCCGCCGACCAGCATCACATGTTTAGCATCGCCGGTCATCAGCCCTGTTGCCCTGCTCTGAGCTGCTGTAGGACTAAACAAGATCCGTATCCTGATTGCTGATCTGTATCATTATCCCACCGCCATCCCTGCCAGTAACCTCTTGCCGCATAGTCTCAGACCAGCGCATTTGCGCTTTCGTCCACCAGATCATTGCCGTGGTGTCCTGGCCCACCGTGGCCTTGTTGAACAGGGTCTTGGCCACCGCAGCCGAGGCTTGAGCCTTGCCTAGTCCAAGCTCAAGGTCGTAGTGCTTTCTTAGAGTCTCAGGCGCTATGCCAATCAATGCTGCTATCTGATCTTGAGGCAAGCCGAGTCCACTAGCACTCTGAGCCTGTTGCCTTGTTTTATCTGTTGGACGGTGTGGTTTAAATGACATTCTTTTTATAGAGGCGGAATTATGCTGCTTTTTCCATTTGAATCAAAGTGTTAACAATTTGTTTTGATGGAATAATATTACTTGTAAATGGAGCGGGTGGATCGGTGTCGCTCCGTCGCTGTTCCGGCTGGACACCGGTCATCGCCTGCTTCACCCGCTTTGGATATGGCTTTGCTAGTGGTGCTATTTGTTCACGCATTGCAGCATCAAGGGGCATGAGGTATTTGTGCTTTGGTTTGGCTGGCTGCAAGGTGTAGCCCTTGATGCCAGCAGCGTCGAATGTGCGCTTGTGTGCGATTTTCCCATTAAATTCTGCTGTGCTGGCTTGCAATATTGAACCTGTATAAATCCAATTTGTTGCCTGATAAATGCCGCCGTGATGCCCTTGTGATGTATCAGCATAAGAAACAACCAACCGAAGCCCTGGAGACTGCTTTTTAAGCCAATTCATTGCAATTGCCATTATTTTGCTAACTGGTGATATGTGCTTAGTAAGTGCAATCCTTACAAGTTCGCAGCATTCAATCATTGGCAACCCGTAGGGTTTGCTTAAATTGTGATTTGCACCCCATGAAAAAAGCACTACACCAATAAATTTTTCGTATTCCCAAGCTCCTATTTTTACAACTTTTGCCACTGGCAGGCTTTTACTGTAATGCCAATTCACACAAGCAAACTTTGCAGCCTCGTGCGTAGCCCAGTCAATCTTTAGGATTGGCTTATTTGTGGAACTCATGGGCGCAAGCAGGGCAGATTATGGGTTGTATTTCGTCTAACTTGCCTTGGTCATCTATGGTACCGGGCTCAAAATCAACACCTAACCCCATAGCAACCGCCAAACTTGATGCATCAAAACCAATAAGATTCATATTGAATCCATCAGTGTTAAGGTCGGTCAGCTCCACCGCCAGCATTTCGTCATCCCACCCCGCATTCAAAGCCAATTTATTGTCTGCGATAACGTAGGCTTTCTTCTGCGCCTCGGTCAGATGGGTTAGCCTGATGCTAGGAACGTCAGCAATCGCTAACTTCCTCGCTGCCATCACCCTTCCGTGGCCTGCAATAATGCTCCCTGTCTCGTCAATCAAAACGGGGTTGGTGAAGCCAAACTCTTTGATGCTGGCGGCGATCTGAGCTACCTGCGCGTCAGAATGTGTCCGGCTGTTTCGAGCATACGGAATCAACGCGTCCAGCTTTACCTGTTCTATTTTCATTTTTTGTTGCGCTTGGAAATGGCGGCGGCTTTGCTTTTAGCATCAGCTTTTGAGCTTGCGCCCCATGCTTGCAAACTGAGCAGCAAGCGGGTAGGTTTTCCGTCGGGTTTTCTTTCCGGTCCGGGCATGCCGCCCATTCTTGCCAAGAAACTTGCCCTGCGAGGATTATCGCCAGCTTTGACGGGAGCTTTTAAAGTGCCGCCTGTCTCAGCTTTATAAGACGCTCGGCCCTTGGCGTTGAGTCCACCGGCAGGATTCTTTCCTTCTTTACGCGTCCAGGCAGCAGTCATTTTTGCCTTGAAAAAACTGCGGCTGTGGGGAGAGCGCCCGCATCGCTCGGGCCGCAGTTAAGCGGGGTTTGCGCTCTCAGGGAGAGATAGGCGCAATACAATAATAGTCCTCAACAATTCTTAACGCAAGCACAAAATTTACGATAAATCAACAATCCGCTGAATATACCGGCCTTTTGCATTTTTTCGCCAGCCATGAACTTCAACCCGAATGCCAGCCTCGCGCACTCTGGCCAATGTTTCAGATGCAGTAACTTTTGCGATACGAGTTGACACGGCTTGAGCGGTAACCTGCACTGCCAGCACCTCTCCGCGTCTGATGGCCAGCAGATCTGCCCAACCCCACAAGTCTTTACGGGTCTTGGTAAACGCGTTCCATTTCTCGACGACCTCGACCAAGTAACCCAGGTCTCGAAGTGCTTTCAAGCTACGCTGCGTCGGTGTCATTTATCAGCCTCTGAGTTTGTTTCAGTAAACTTTCTTCAGTTCCGTAACGCTGCTCAAACTCTCTTACCCATGGATGCCGACTACACAGCTCCGCAGTCTTTACCCCGCTCGCATGATGGCCCGGACAAAGCCCGATAGTATTTAAATGCCCCATCCTGCGGCCTCCAGACAGCATGTGGTGAACGCAACACGGAACAAAGCCATACCCTTCATTGCGACAGACGATGCAGCCCAAATCGGCTACAGCAGACATCCATTTCTTTTCAGCCTTGTTCATACTGTTTGGGAGCCGGGACTTTTATACCAGCATGGTGCGAAGCAGCATTCAGCCAGTCCAGCCATTCTGAAAACCGCTTTTTACCGTAACGGCTTGTCCTCCTACCCAACATCACAATCCCGCCTTCGAGCCCCGGCGCAAGTCTCGGTGTTGTGTCACCTTCAAAAGCCGCAGTTAAGATATCCTTCCATTCCTCACTAGAAAGCCACTGGAGCGATCCGTTGACCGGCCATTGGCGTTGCCCTGCCCACGCTTCCAGAATCGGCCATTGGGCCGCATTTGCAGCCGTAGACCGTCTCTCGTCGCATACCGGGCATATCTGCAAAACAGAAATTGTCATTTTGCTCTACCGCTTTCACTAATCAATTTTCTGATCCTAAAAAACCCTGCATAACCCGGAAATTCGTCCTCAAATTTTCTAGCGTAATGGGCGCAGTAATTGTTATTCAACCTAAATTCCTTGCCGGTAGTCTCGATCTGCACATGCCACCTGATCCGTTCAAAAATTGCCGCAGCGCCGTAGTGCCTGAAATCTTTCTGGATAATCATAAAAACGTATTTTTTAAATAAGTTCCAAACCTCTTGGTTGTGCATGTCGAACTGCTCGAAATCATGGTAGATCTGCTCTGCTCTAGTCATAAATCCCCCAATTAAAATAGTTGGGCGGAAAGTTTTCGCCCAATTTTTCCTATTGCAATTTGCTTAACAAGCAACCCTATTACCCGTAATAACCCCAACCTCCCGGCAATCTCTCAAAAACTTGTCAGCAGCAGATCCATTGCCAAAATGGTTTGCTTGCCGAATGATGAAATCAACCTGCGATTGATTCTCAACTTTGTCCGTAGTCCACCAGCGGCCACCTGGGGACTTTTTAATAGCTGCGTTCAGTTTCTCGACCTGCTCCGGTGTCGGCAGAGACTTTACCGGTGGCGGCAGGGCCCTGACCACGACAGTGTGGTCAACCAGCAGGGCTTTAAACTGGCCGAACGTCGGCGGCCATTCTGGGAATTCAGTCGGCAATCTAGCCAGAGCTGCAACAACATCACCGTTGATCGTTGACCAAAGCTCAATCCAGCTATCAACTTCGCTTTCGCTTTTAAACAATGCAGTGAATTTCTGTGCGTACATATTCTTAAAAACCTGATGCAGCCTGACCGACCATGATCTTTTCATTAGATTGACTCCCAAGGGTTTGTAGATTCGTTTTCAAGTTCGCGTTGCAAAATCCTTTGTGTAGCAGCTCCCAAATCAAAGGGTTCAACTTTAGCCTTCATCCAATCCGCTTTAAACCCCGTCCAACCGCGAGCGCAGCACTCAGTCAAAGCAGCTTCCAGAGATATACCGGCTTTGCCAGCCTCTTTTTCAATCCTGCTAATAGCAGAGCTTGTCAACGGCGCTTTTTTAGCCCGGCGCAGGGTTTGGAAATCTTGCCAGACCTGCTCAGATACCGTTTCAGGACGAATACAGTCGCTTCTAGCGACTATAGTTTTTGAAGTACCTGTGGTTATAGGTTCTCGGTTCTCGGTTCTTGGTTCTCGGTTGCCATTAGGGTTTGATAGGCACCCTATAGCCTCCCTATCGCCCCCCGATGCTACCCCATTAGGCTCCGATCCTTTTTCCTTGCTCCAACGGACTGCCGCGCCCTTCTTTCCGCTAACAATAAAACTCTGATATTTTGCTATTTCCTCGTCACATCGCTTGTGGTGGTACCCGTCATCGTGTTTTGCAAACAGATCTTGCAGGACGGATTCTATGGCCTCAACGGAAACCCGCAGCCGCTTGGCAACCCACTTTGTATCAAGCGGAATTGGAAGCTCGGTGTGATAATACATGTCGAGAATGCGGCGAAATGCGAGATCCTCGTCATTAGATAAATGCGAGGTGGCGGCTAGGTAGTCGCCAATATGGAATGGGAAATGATGCATTTTTTACCCCCTTTAAGGTAGAGAAGTGATGCGCCATCATCCAGTAAAGGCTGAAATCAGCTTGCGTGGCCTGCCGACCAACGCATCACTCGAAATCATATTATTTACCTGCTTTAATTGCAAGCATTTCATTCCGCAGCTCGACCGCAGCATCCACGCCGCGCTTTTGCCGGATCTTCTCTAGATATTCTTTCCGATCTTTCCGCGCAAGCACCATTCGAGCCTCGCACTCAAGCCGCCATGCGTTGCAACTTGAGCACACTACCCGGCCATCACGCAGCAACACTGGCGCGGTTTCAATTAATTTGCAGCCAAGGAAATCAGACGCCACACATGCCTTCGCATTCGTTGCCAAACATATTTATTTGCCCAGCATCTTCGGCGGTGCGGAAATCCACTTCGGCCAGCGGCTTGCGGCTTCTATGCACGAACCACGCATCGCCATCTGGCCTTTTCGGACCCGGCGAGCCGGGCCTAATTGCCTCATCCAATTCGCAAGCCTCAGCGAAAGACACGGGATCATTTGCCTTCATATCTCGCCACAAGGCATCGTCGTGATACGGGCAGAACGTGCAGGCACTCTTTGTCGGCATCGGGTAGCCTCGCTTTTCCATCCAGCGCAGGCAATCAT